TCCTTTGCCTGTTGCCGGGGCCGGTTCTTTCTCTACCGTCTGGACAGTTTCTGCAACCGTTGGCTGCTTCGGCTGTTCTTCGATCGCCATTGGTTCTGGGATAAATTCTTCGGTGTTAGCGTTTTGCTCGATATCATATGCAACATCAGCTGCAAAAGCGTCATTTTTTGAAACTGTTTCTGTATCACTGTCCGCTTCCTGTACGAAAACATCGCCATGAGTGTTGATGATCTGCTTTAAGGCACGATTGACAACGGTTTTCTTTGCCATCTGATCAGTGAATTTCTGGTGTGTGCCATTCTCATTTTCCTTGTATCCGAAGCCCTGTGACCAAGATTGTTTAATCTGTTTGATATTCATTACTTCCAGATGTTTCGTTCCATCTTCCATCAGCACAACTGCGTATGCTCCAAGGATTTTTTCGTTATCAATGTTCATAAAATCCTGTTCGTGAGAATCCAGAACCTTATTTCCATCTTCAATATGATATTTGAATTTATCTCCCTGGTAGATAATCTCCGCGTGAATGTCTTTCATTCCGTATCTTCTGGCAATCGTCATGTTTCCGAAATATGATCTCTGGAACTGACACTGACCGCTGTAAGCGATGAAATACCCCTGCTTCTTCTGCACCGAAAGTCCCAGTGTCGCCATGTTCATAAGACTGTTTGCGATGCTAATCTGGCTACAAGATTCCAGAATTGGTTTGTTATTCCTGTCTTTTGTTTCTTTGAGCACCAAATACGCTCCCATAAGTGCATTGCTGAGATTGTAGTCTTTTGGAAAAGAAAGACCATATTTACATTTTTCTTCAAGCTGTTTTGTCAATCCGTCAATAAACTGATTGTTAATCACAACTGCTGCCTGCTGTTCTCCTGCTGTTGCTACCTGTTTTTTGTTTGCCATTTTAATTCTCCTTTTCTTTTCTAATGATTTCATTGCTTTTCTACACCATTGTATTACTTTTCCTTGACTTGCCATTCCTTTGCGATCTCATCAGTGCGCTTCTATTCCACCGCTACGCCTATCGAAGCTCTTCCTTTGCGAATCTGTTCGAATTATTTTTAAATATTTTTCACACTTAACTCCCCGTCCGAAACCTTCAACAGAATCATCTGTGTATCTAATCCTGGAATCCTGTCCGAATTTATGCTTTCGGTATCGTCAACCCAAACCGGAAGCCGTAAGTCGTTCATCTCCTGTAAACCCATCACAAGGTCAATGTCGCAAAGAATCCGGTCGCTATGGTTCAGGCCGTTTGCATAATCAATACCGTTGCAAATCATCCGGCAAGTTTCCATCGGTTCTCCATCCTGCGTGTAGTCAAGAAACTGGAACTGGAAGTGTTTGAAGTGCGGATTAATCACTGCTGCCAATGCCTTATTCTTTTCAATGGAATACTCGGTCAGCTGATCTACTTTCTGCTGAATGTTTGCCTGCTTCTGTGAAAGCTTTTTCTGCTCTTCCTGCAACGCTTCAAGGTTATTAGTTTTTTCCTCAAGCCTTGCAGTCTGAGTTTTAATCTTTGCTTCAACATCTCTGAGTTTTGCTTCCAGAGAATGACGGTTGTTGCTTAATAAAATCCTGTCATTTTCACCGTTTCCGATGCCATTGAGACTTTCTTCCAGTGCTGAGATTTTGTCGCAAACTGCCTTGTATTCTTCATCGCCAGACATATCCGGTTCTGGAATCGGTTTCTCTACTTCCTTTTCCGTTTCTGCGATTTCAAGTGCCAGAGACGTGATTTCTTTCTTGGTAGCTTCAATAGCTGCTTCTGCTTCTTTCTTAGTTTCATTCGCTGCTTTTAATCCCTCAGAAGCTTCGTTGCCGTCCTCAGTGATCTGCTCCAACTTGGTGCGTTTATTTTTCTCAAACTGTTCTTTCTCTCCTAATTTTTTGGATATCCTGGACTGCTTATTAAACTCAAACTTGCGCTTCGCAGCTTCCACCTGTTCTTCCGGAAGTACCTGTCCGCAGGTCGGGCAAATAGCTGCTGCCGGATCAAATTCTTCTCCACGGATTTCAGTAAGTTCGGTATCTCCATCCCACTTCTCTCTTAACGCTTCCGTGTATTTCTTTTTAGCCTGTGTTAGTGCTGCTTTGTGGCGTTCAATTCCTTTGTTAGCGTGTTCCAAGTCCATTTCAGCAAGCCTTAATTTGTTCTCGGCGTTTTTCTTGTCGGATTTCAGCGTATATAATAAGGAAGTTATTCTGTCGTGATTTTCTCTGATTGATTTACCGGCTTTCTCTACCAGTGCGTCCCGTGAACGCTTCAGTCCTGCCAGTTCAATAGAAATCCGGTCGTATTCTCTTGAAGCATCACTGAGCACTTTCTCCTGCTTCTCGTTTTCTTTCAACAGATCAAGAAGATCGTCCCTCTGCGCCGTAAGTGTTTCATCGCATTCAACCTGTCGGCCCTGCTCTTTTCTGATCTGCTTTGCGATATCATCAACATCTGACTTAGCTTTTCTCAGGTCTCTTCTGCGGGCTTTTAAGATTTCTTCGATAGAATCTCCTTCCACACCTTCGCTTTTTATCCATTCATATTCCGGATGCTCTGCTCTGAACTGTGATTCACTGAATCCAGCTATTCCCCCCAGTGTTTCCCTTGCTTTTGCTGTTGCTTTCTGGATCTCATTCAAAAACACTCTGGCGTTGCTGCACATGGCAATCGTATCGGGGTCGGCAATCCTTTTAAGAATCTCCATATACTCGGTTTTATTCCGCTTAATTCCGTTGACGTAATATTCAACCGTATTGGATGATTTCCCTTTTTTGGTCTTTTTCTGGATAACGTACTCCGTTCCGTCAACGTCAATAACCACTTCTCTTGCCACCGGATCATCAATTTCTTCACCGTCAACCTTTCGGCGGATATTGTTCGGAAGTGTTCCATCTGCCAGTTTTCCGGTCAGAACATCAAAATATGCGTCCATCAGAGCAGTTTTACCCTGTCTGTTTCTTCCGGAAACTTCTGTTCTTCCGGCGAAATCAAATTCTCTTGCTTCAAATTTCTTATAGTTTTCAACGCTCAGTTTTTTCAAAGTTACCTTTTTCATCTTTGATTTCCTCCATCTCTATTGCTGAAACTTCATATGCTGTTTTTCTGACATAAGAACCATCTGGCTGCTTTTTCCAATAGTCACGGCTCTGCATACGGCCCTTTAATCTTACTTTTGTCCCTACTTTCCATTCAGAAGCTTTCACCGCCAGATCTCTCCATGAAATACAAGAAATGTATTCGGACCGTCTGTATCCATTGATTGCCACACAAATTTCACAGATTGTTTTTCCTAATGGCGTTTCTCTCAGCACCGGCTTCTTGCAAATATTTGCAGTCATTTCTACCGTATTCACAAGAAGCGTCCCTTCTGTGCTGACATCATATGCTTCCAGATACATGTACTTTTTCTCTTGGTGATCCGCTCTGACCCACTTGGATCGGATTCTTCCCGAAACCTTTATCCAATTCCATTCCCGGAATGTACCTTTGAGTCTGTTCGGGATCTCAACAATGATATCGTCCGGTGTTCCACTGAAGCGGTCACTTCTGACGACCAGAAAGCTTTTGCCCTTCCTTGGCTTAAATTTGACTTCTGCCGGATCAGTTACAAATCCGGTCAGTGTTGCTTTGTTTAAATCTTGCATTTTTGCTTTCTTTTTCCTTCCTTTTAATGTCGTGTACGAAGTCATTGATTTTAAGCATCACTGCCAGCCCGACTGTACTCATTAAGATATAATCCAACGCCAGAATCGTGAGTGCATCCAAATCAGTCACAGCCCAGCATACGGCAAAGAACACGATTGCCAGACCAGAAACTCCGAACACTGCAAGCCCCTCTAAGTAAGTTCTCATTATTTTCCTTTCCCCAGCAATCCCATTGCCAGCACTGTAGTCAGCAGAGCAATAATTGCCAGATCTTTGTTCCTCGCTTCTTTCTCAAGGTCTTTGATGATCTCAGAAGCAAGTGTTTTGCCGGTTTCCTTAGTGATTTTAGACATTAAAAATGCCCTCCTGTGTTTTTATTTGTCAAATACAGGAAGGTGTGATATAATCATCCTGTATTTAACTTACTCAAGCTAAGTTAGATACGTGCTCCGGTTGGTGTTCCTGCACCGCCGGGGCTGCTTACAACTTAAATGCCTAACATGGCAGCCAGAATGTTTTTGTCGATGTAATCGTAATCTGAAGCATCAAGATAAGCTTCAACGGCTTTCAATCTGCCTGCCAGCATGGCATATTCTTCTTCAACGGTCTCCGGGATAAAATCCACGGAGCTTTCTTTTTCTACAGCCATCAATTTTCTTCCTCCTTTTCACAGTATGGACATGGGGCATTAAGTAACAGGTTGTTCAGCACCGCTTTTACAGATACAAAGTTTTCCTCCATATCACGTAATGCTTCGCACACATCATAATATTTTCTGCTTCCTTCAGTCGTTGTGATGCCGACGCATATCGTGCGATACGTCCCCAACTTTTCACTGCTGAAAGCCTTACATTCAAAGCACACACACGCTTCTGGAACTGTGTCCTGTGCTTTCCGGCACATTCCATATAAGGTATCAGCATAAAGGTTAAATTTCTCTGCTTTTGTCATTTGTCCGCTCCCATCCCGGCGTTTACCGCCTTGAAAATCATCTGCTTTGTTTTTTCCTCTCCGAATGCTTTGGAGAAGGAACTGTAGGTACGAGATATGATTTCTGAAAGATCATGGATAACTTCATTTCCCGCACGTTGATTGATACGTTTCCTTTTTCACATTTAATCATCTGATTTTTACCTCCTGATTCGATAATTTTCGCCTTGCAACCTCCTATACTGTTCGCTCCCCTTTTGTGATATAATTCTTCCAGAAGGGAGGTGATA